CTTTCACTACTCATCTAAAAACTCTCTAGCTAAATCTATGCCTTCTTGTAAGCCTTGCTTTCTTTCTTCTATGGTAGATTTTTCTTTATCCTGAACAGCCTTAACTGCCACTTTAGCAACTTCGATCTCTTGATCTTTTTCTTTTGCCTTTGCGGTTACCTGTAATTTAGCCAAGTCCATTTCTTTCTTATGGGCAAACTCAGCTTCTTTTAGAGCCATTTCCTTTTGTTGTATTACTGTTAATGGGTCTTGTTGTTTTGCTAATGCTTCTTGCTCTGCTACTTCTTTCTTGCTCTTTTCCAATACAGCAGAAGCTGCTTTAGCTGTAATCCTTGAAAGCTCTTCCTCTACACTATCTGGTAATGGTTTGTCTTCATCTGGCATTGGAACGCCTAGTTGCTGCTCTATCTCTGCTCTGTACTGAAAAGCTACATGTTCAGTAATGTGAGCCGCCAAGGCATTCTGTATAGCTGACGCAAATGGCGACTGACCTATGATTTGCTGTATCTTCGGGTCTTGGGCAGCAGCAGTATGTACAGCAATGTGAGCCTCATGGTCTTGATACTTAAATGCCTTGACAGGTTCTTGTTTCATTATAGCCATATTTTCGGCTACAGGGTCTTTTGGTTTTATGTCTTCTGGTAACTTAATTATGGTATCAGCTTCTTGTATTCCTAGCACTTCTAGCATCTGACGATGCAGTTTACCCATGTCGTATAACTGGGGGGCTTGTTGGGCTAATTGTAGAGCTGACTGGTACTGTGTAACTCTTTGTGCCATTGTAGAAGCGTTTGGGTCTGATACAGGTATTACATCCACCCTGCCATCAAAGTCTTGTGTTCTTGAGAAGTCACCTTCTATCTCATAAGCATATTCTGAGGGCATGAAGTCGTGTATGCACTTTGCTAGTATCCTAAGTTCTTTCTTTAGAGCAGCGTGTAGTCTGGACTGAACACCAGACATAACTTTCATCGATCTTTCTAATAAAGCTAGTGTTGTACCTACTGGAGCGTTAGGGTTCATGTTCCCTACCTGAACATCAGCTATCGACCCAATTCTTCTTCCTTCTTCGACAATATTTCCCAACAACTGGTATAATACTGAGGATGGTTCTTTATAAGGTATAAACGTAATGGAATCTCGTATCGCACCACCAGGGACATCGACATCCCTGAACTCACCAGGCATGAGAGGCGAATCATCCCCTTTAATCCTAAGACCACGAGCTTTAAGACCAGCAGGTAGATTCGATAAAGTACCTGCATCAATAAGCTGACGAAGTATGGACGTTGCCGATTTAGCCAGCCCACCAATAAGATGAATAAGTCCTGTGCCATAAAAGCCAAGGCTAGGAAGATATCTATAGTGAACAAAATGCTGTCGTTTATTTTTTTTCTCATCGCTCTCATACCAGTTTTTTCTGATTGATAATATTGTTCTAGATGATTTATCTATTGTAACTATGAATGGTCTTGCTAGACCATCTTTATCCTCAAATGGTTCTGGCATATCAAGATCGACATGCATCTCTAGTATTGTGTATCTATCATCTTCGTCATACACAGTGTCACTACCTTCCATCTCATCATATTTATCCTGTATGTCTGTGTCATCTCTAGATGGGTCTGGTAGCTCAATGTCTCTGTAGAATCCATTAACCTGTAGCTCTTTTATCTGGTTTTCTGTTTTCTTCATTACATGGGTATATCTAGAGCATGACATTAGATCAGAAGCTCCGTATGAAACTACGAAGTCTTCAGCAGGTACAAACATAGAGCATGGTCTTTCCATAATAGGATCGTAGTATACCTTCTTAAACGCAGAGCCTGCCAAAGGTAATCTAAACAACATCTGCTCCATCTCGTCCCGATACTCTGTCATTTCCTCTGTAAGCATGTAATTCATTTCATGCTCTACACGCTTTGACTGCTCGTTCTTTTCTTTTGTTTGCTTTCCCACAACCTTTGTTCTTACAGGTCCTGCTGCTGGGAATATCTCTCCCATAGCCTGTGCTTGGAACCTAACAATAGCTTCTGATAGTAAAGGATGAAATACGCCTGAAGCTCCTTCCCAAGGTTGAGTTCTTTCTTCTATTTTCATACCAAGGAGATCAAGACCCTTAACGTATGATCTCGACCATTCTTTTCTAGACGTTCTATCTGATTCGAAGTCCTCTACAAGATCAGATGCCATCTCTTCTAGATCACTGTCCTCTATGAAGTCTGCTAGGTTTGAATTATGGTCTGGTCCTACCAGTTCCTCTGTGGCACTTCCCTCAAAGTCTATAACCATTCCCCCATCATCTGTGCCAATAGACACAGCGTCTGGATTGACTATCTCAACTTTGAGTTCTGACTCTTCAGGGTTTCCCCCTTCTTCTACCTCAAAGGGTTCTAGGTTTTTATCTACTGCCATTATTTAATTGAGAAGTTTGTGCCTCTAGTGGCTAGACCTCCGCCTCTCATCTTCATGGTCTTACCGCCCTTCTTCATGCCTTTCTTCTTCATAGCACCTCCTACAGCGTAGCCCTTTTTCTTCATAGCACCACCTGTTTTTTTCTTAACAGTTACAAGTTTAGGTGGTGCGACACGCAGTGACTTTATAAACTCAAACTTGGCTCTGTCCATCTCCCTTAATTTTCCATCTCTGTCTACTACTGTGACCTTACCGCCACCTTTCATCATCTTCTTCTTCATCATACCGCCACCAGCGTACATCTTCTTTTTCATGGCTCCTCCGCCTCTGGCAGTCATCTTCTTTTTCATTGAACCGCCAGCTTTTGCTGTCATCTTTTTACGCATTTTACCACCAACTGCGGCTCCTTTTTTCTTCATAGCTCCACCTGCTTTTGCACCTTTTTTCTTCATCATTCCGCCTCCAGCTTTTCTGATTTTAAATTTTTCCGCTTCTTTCTTCGTTACTTTTTTAGGAGCAAATTTATTTGCATACTGCTTTAGAGTTAACCCTGTTTTGTCTAAATCAGACTTGGTAACAGCTAATTTTTTAACACCATTCTTGTCAAAGAAATATAACTGACCTGCTCTTTTAGCAGCCGCTATGCTTCTTGGCTTACCTGCAAGTGGGTCTTTTTTCTTAGGGGGTTTATTCTTAACTTGATCTGGAGCCTTGCTTTTTTTATTAGTGGCTGCACCCAGAGTAGGAGTGGTTACGTTTAATTTAGTTCTATCTTTTCTTAAATTAGGAACATTGCTAGGTTTTTTTGCTGCCTCTTTTTTAGCCTGTGCAGGTCTTTTTATTTTTACTTTTCCACTAGCATCTGTCGTTACTTGACCTATGCCTACGTTCATACCTAGACCTGGTCTTTCTTTCTTAGTGAAACCTGTACCTCCAGTTTTTCTAGACCTAGCTAAAGCCTCACGCATTTCTTTTATTCTTTTTTCTGCCTCTGTCATAGCGATGTACCCCTGTAGTTTTGTTTAGATTAATACTATGTTACTTTGTAAGTCAATTTCTTTTGGACTATCCCACCTCCACGCATACCTATTCTACCACCTTTTTTTTTGTAAGGCTGAGTAAACTTTCTACCTGTCATAGTATGACTGTCTTTAATTCTTCTGCTGACATCTTTAAGTGGGATAGTTCTATCTAAGAATGTTGAATAGCTAATTTTCTTTGACCTATAGTCACTTATAGCATTCATGTATTTGATTTCATCTGAAGTAAAGGCTGCCATTATTTTTTCTTCTTCTTATATTTTTTTTTAGCCTTAACGAACTTCTTCTTACCTCTAACCAGTTGTGATTTCATACTGGCTCTAGATATGGTCATCTCACTTTATATCCTGATAAACTTGCTGAACCCGATCTGGCTATACCACCACCACGCATACGCCCTATTTTAGCTTCAACACCATGTAAAAAACGGGGTTTGTTTGTTTTAACTTTTGGTTTATTTACAGATTTTGGCTTTGTTTTTCTTTTAGGCTCTTCAGGAGATACTCCAAAAGCTCTGCTTTTATATGCATCTTTCCCATATTTTTCAACCATGCTTCTATCTACATTATACTTCTTTTGTGATTTTTTCTCA